AAAAAAGGGTTCATTTTGGAAAAATCAACGAAAATCACTTGAAAATGTAGCCGATCAAGTAAATGAGTATATCGGTGATGTTGCAGAAGCAATAGATGACATTAACCTAAATTTTGAAGGAAGTAGACGAAAGGAGTATGAAAATCTGTACTATCCACAAACCATTGCTACTTCAAAGCAAGATAGAATAAGATTTTCGATGCGTTATATTTCGGGTTCTAGAGATATAAATTTTAATTTTGGAAATGGGAAACCTTTAGGTATAGGAAAAAGGACTACTACAGGTATCAATGGATCTGTGACTCTCCCAAGTCCCGGAGGCATTTCAGATGAAAATAAGGTTAAATTTGATAATGACTCTCTTGGTGTACTTGGTGCTTTAGGATTTGGTGCTGCTTTAAATCCAGCGGCGGCAGCAGTAGCGGGTACAAAATTATTAGGTGAAGCACTTAACTCAGAACCAGAAGATATTAGAAAAGCTCTTGGGGGTGAGACAGGTTCAAATATAATAGCAGGATTGCGAATTAGATTGGCTGAAATTGCTATGGGTAGAGGCGGATTGTCTTCCAGAATTGGTGGTGGTATTTTAAATCCTAATTTGGAACTCTTGTTTCAAGCACCAACGCTTAGATCGTTTAGATTCTCATTCACAATGTCTGCAAGGAGTAGAACAGAAGCAACTCAAATCAAAAAAATCATCAGATTTTTCAAACAAGGAATGTCTGTAAAAAGATCAACAGATAAAATTTTCATAGTAAGTCCTAATACATTTAAAATAAATTATATTTTAGGAAATACTGGTAATGATCATCCTTCAATAGGAAGAATTAAAGAATGTGCATTGACTGATCTAAATACAACATATGGTAATGGATCAACATATATGACATTTGATGATCCTGACAGGACATTGACGACTTATAAAATAGATATGACATTCACAGAACTTGAACCAATTACCGAAGATGATTATGGCAATTTTGACGAGATAGCGGGCACAGAAAATTTCTTATTGCGTCCAACAATTGAAAACGAAGTTGCAATTCCGGATAATCAAATAGGTTACTAATGGCAAGTTATTTCAGACAAGTTCCAGAATTCGATTATGTCAACAGAGACTCTGATGGCAAGAGTATTGGCGACTATCAGGTTGTAAAAAACTTATTCAAGAGAGTAAAACTTCGTGAAGATATTCTTGATAACTTAGCATATTTTACCAAATATCAAATTGTTGGGGATGATCGTCCCGATAATGTTGCCTTTGATGTCTACGGCGACGAAACATTTGATTGGTTAGTTCTCCTTTCTAATAATATCGTCAATGTACAGAATGAGTGGCCTATGAACCAATCGGCGTTTGATGATTTTTTAATAAAAAAATATGGAACTATTGAGAAGACGCAGAATATTCATCACTATGAAACCAGAGAACTAAAAAATGATTCTGGACAGATCGTAACACCTAAAGGTTTAAATGTTCCTAAGAATTATAAAGTTGAATATTTTGATGTTGAAAGAGGACAATATGTTATTAGAACCAATGAAGTAGATGCAGTTACGAACTATGTTTATGAAGTTCGTAAAGAAGAAGCAAAGAGAAACATCTACTTACTGAAACCAGATTATATCGAACTTGTCCTTGAGGATACGCAAAGATTGATGCAATATAGAAAAGGTTCCACTCAATATGTGAGTAGAACCTTGAAGAGAGGAGAAGATATTAGATTGTTTAATTAACTTTCTGCCAGTTTTTGGAAGTAGGAGAGTGCATCATCTTCGTCTTCATCCTTAGATGCAACTGGTGTAGATGCAGTGATATCAGGAGAATTGAAGTCAGGTTTGGAGCGTGTCAGTGATTCTTGAATCTGACGCTCTGCAGACTCTTTTGCTGCATAACCATCATACTCAGTCTCTTCATCTGCAGGAGAAGGAGTGCTAGACTTCTGTCCCAACACATACTTTAGACGACGCTCAAGATCTTCATATGACTTGAACTGATCTTCAGCAGTCAGTCCGGCGAGAGAATACTGCTTCTTCCAGATTGCTTCCATGGCATCATCATCGGAGAGGAGGGGAGAAGCTGCTTCAAACTCAGACTTGTCATAATTCCAGTAACCATCTTTCTTGACAATCTTCAGTTTAAAGTTTGCACCCTGCCAGAAGTCAAAAGGATTAATAGGAGTTTCGTCTTCAAACTCAGGTTGCATTGCTTCCATGATCTTATCAAAGATCTTCTTACCGAACTTATAGAGGAAGACACCACCTTCATTGTGAGGATTAGTAGGATCCTTCACAACATAAACATTTGCATAGTAAGAGAGTTTACGCTTCTGCTTACGAACAATTTCTTTGTTAGAGTCAATACCGCTGTTCCACAGTTCGCGGTTGTGCTCTGATACGGGATCTTTTTGTCCCAGAGTTGTGAGAGAGTTCTCAATGTACCAACCACCAGTGCCTTGGAAGGCATGAGAGTACATCTTTGCCCAAGGGAGATCTTCTCCATCAGGGGCAGGCAGGAAACGAAGAACGGCAAACCCGTTACCAACTTTATCTACTTCGGGTTTCCAGAGGCGATCATCACCTCCACCACCACTATTATTCATCTTCTCTACTTCTTTGACGAGTTTGGAAGTCAGAGAACCAATAGAGGATTGCTTTTTAAGATCAGAAAAGGACATTTTTGTATTTGTGAGATTTGGCTTTTGAGTACTTCGTTATTCTACACGTCGAAACCCTGTGTGTCAATCTGCTTCTTCATAGCGTCGAGCATCTTTCCCATATTAGAGAAGATGACACTAATGTCAACATCTTTCGGAAGTCCCATCATTGTAGCAGATTCTACAATACGAGTTTTCATCATCTTTGCTTCGGGATCATCGGATAAACTCAGTCTCGTATAGAGAACCTTTTGTTTATCCAGTAGTCTTTCTAGAAGAGACACATGAAACTTTTTCTCCTCTGTATTCATAGAGGGGAACTTAAAAACACTACTATAAACTTCTTCTTGAAGTTCCTGGATTTCCGTCATTTCTGCGCGGACTACATCAGAATCAAAAAAACTCATGCTTCTCCTAAAACTACTTCTTTCAATATTTTTTTGTAACGAAATACATCTATATTTAGGAAAGGTGTGTACTTTCTCAGTTTTAAACTAACTGATGTCCATACAGGATCAGTCAATTGGTTATCCCAGTTTATTTTATAACCAAGGATAAGATTCAATATTACCATAGTTTCGATAGAAACATTACCCCTAAGATACTCTTTAAGAATTAGAGGATGTTTCGATCCATCTAAGGCAAACATTGAATCTATATTGTTGCCAATGAATACTTTACTAGTTTCTTCCTTAAAAAGATAAGAAAGAGACTGAGTGCGTTTCTTCCATGACATGTATCTACCTTCACCTTCTCGAATCATCTCACCAATCCACAATTTAGCTGGATCAGTGCAGTCGATGAAGTTAGACACGAAGAATTCTACTACTTCTTTATCTGATTTGTTACGTGCTAATTTTTCAAACCAGAATCTATCTTTGCGTTTATAAAAAGACTTTACTGTGGCACGACTTTTACCACAGTACTTATGATAATCATATTTCTCTTTAGTGAAGTGATTCTTCAAAGAGAGATATGATTTATAGGCATCAAACGGCATCACTTTATTGATATTGTAAATTAGGGATATTATCACTCTTAGTATTTTTAAGGAAAAAGTCCCCAATCATATTGAATGCAATTGTAATTCTTTCTTCATCTCGCAGTTGCTCTTTTACATGATGTCGAACATGACTTGGAAATAAAACCATTGTACCATCAGTTCCTGAGTAGTTTGTATCAAATTCATCAAAATAAGTAGGATGATCGTGATTTTTATAGTATATTACACCCGATAAATCTCCTCTATGACAATGAGAGGGATTGTCATCACCTTTATATGAAAAATTAGTCCATAAATCGTAAAAATCGTAATGTCCAACATTACTCAACAATTGAAAATTTTTACTTTCAAAAATTTTATTTGTTAATCTGATAATCCATGGCAACCAAAAAGATTGTTGAATTAAATTATATGGAACTGATGTCTGATAAGAATTATGTTTTTTGCCATCACCAGCAATATATCCAAAATTTTCATGAGCTTTAAGTTCAGCAAGAGGATGATCTTTAATTTTTTTCGATTCATCAACCCAAACATCAATTTCCTCTATGATAAAATCTGGAATTTTGATGACATAAACAGGACAATTTTCCTGTAATTTTTCTATTTGAAAATTCATTATACGTCAAACGGCATCACTTTATTGATAATTAAAATTAGAATCAGAACTATTTTTCAATTTGAAAATAGCGCCAATATTAAAAGCAATGGTAATTCTTTCTTCATCTAGTAACTGCTCTTTAACGTGATGGCGAACATTACTTGGAAACATAATCATTGTTCCATCATATCCATCATATTTAATATCATAATCATCAAAGTAAGTTGCATGATCATGATTTTTGTAATATATCACACCTGAAATAAATCCACTATGCTCATGAGAAGGATTGTCATCACCTTTATATGAAAAATTAGTCCATACATCATAACCATGAAAATGTCCAGGAGATCTTACCAGACTATAATTAAGATGATGCCCCTCCCAATTTTTTGCGGCTAATTTTAAAACCCATGGCAACCAATATGAATTTTCAATTAGATTAGAAGGAATGACTGATTGATAAGAATTATGCCTTATACCATCTTCAGCAAGATATCCAGCATTTTCGACTGCTCTAAGTTCAGCAAGAGGGTGATTTTTAATTTTTTTTGATTCATCAACCCAGACATCAATATCTTTCATGATTAAATCAGGTATTTCAGTGATAAAGACAGGACAATCTTCCTGCAATTTTTTCATTTCAAAATTCATATTTAAAAAACCCTACAGACGAAAATTTTGCCGAAAATTTTTTTGCCCCTTTTTTGAAATTAAAAGCTAATTTTGATTAGAGGGGCAACTTGGCACGAGATGTTCTCTTAAGAAAGTTAAGTTCCATTGCTTCGTACTTTAACTTCTCTTTCAGAGGTTTGGATATAAGTTTGGGGACGGACTCCACATCAATTGAATTCAGATCACAGAAGTGAACGATAGCATCGATATAACTCATGTCCTCATTATCAAGGACAAGTTTCTCAATATCCTGCGCGAATTTTGACGGGCAGAAGAATTTCTTTTCTAGTGCTTTTTCTAGTTCATTCTCCATTCTCTGTCCTAGTATTGTGATGTACAAATTCTTTAATGTAACGAACTAGAAGCTTAATATAGTCGCCTTTGTTTCTTTTGTCAAATACTTCTACTTCACCACTGGGAGTTACCATGAGAGTGATTAATTTTTTAACTGGAATACCAGTCATCTCATAGTATGCACACGCATAAAATGTTTCTTGGACAAAATAGTTTTCCAACCATTTCTCAGGTTTGATCTTTTCAGATGTTTTAAAATCAATAACTGCTAGTTCTCCTTCGTACTCACCAATGCAGTCAACCCTACCAGCCAGTCCATAATACTCTGAATAAAGAGTTCTTTCAATAGCATGTACGTTATTTATCTTGTCAAGATATGGTTTAGCATGATGAAACATAAACTGAGTCATGGGACGGAAATCATCCCAGTTCAGATGTAGATTCATCAAATATGCCTGCGCTGCTTCGTGAAAGTCTGTTCCCCTAGCAGTTGCTTTCTTTGTGATACGATTTGCTTCTTCAATACCAACTCGCTTTCGCCACTTTGCAAAGATTTCTCTATTATAAAAAGAAGTCACGGAAGTAATGGAGGGAACCCATTGTCCATCTGGAAGATTATATAATCGAATTCCCTGTGTTTCTTTTTTGTTTAGTTCAATGTCACCGAGATAATTATGATGAATGAAGTTCATAGTTTAAGTTCGTCTTTCGCAAGCAAGTATTCTTTACATAGTCCAGAGCGGACAATATCTTCAACACCAAATTCAATAATATCAACTGAAGGCATAACTCTAAGAATATTCATGAAGTCATGAATACCATTTCTTTCATTCTGTTTAACCAAGTCAGTCTGAGTTGCGTCACCACAGAACATAATCTTAGTGTCTTCGCCAACCCTAGTGATAATACTATCAAGTTCATGAAAATTCAAGTTTTGATATTCATCAACGATAATAATTGCTCTATCTAAAGTAGTGCCTCGGATAAAGGATGTGCTCCAGAAACTAATTGTTCCTTGTGTCTTCAGATTACCGTAAAGCATTTCAAAGTCTGTCTCTGAGGGAAGAGAGAACATATACTTAACCATATTCTTATAAGGAATCTGATAGATATCAGACTTGTCCTCATGATCACCAGGTAAGAATCCAATCTCTCTAGTTGCTACAAGAGATCGAACAATATAGATCTTATCATATGGAGATCTTTCATCAAGAACTTCTCTCAGTGCGTTGTAAAGAGTAATGAATGTTTTACCTGTACCAGCCGCACCATATGCGACTAAGTTTTTATTATCAGAGTAAGCGTCAAATAGTTTTTGTTGATTATCAGTGAGAGGATCAATGCTCCTCATCAATTCAGTGTTAATTGGTTTGCGGCGCTTCATTTGCTTTGCAGTTAAACCGACACCAATAGGTTGATCTCTTTTTCTTTTTGCAGGCATAGATTAGACAGGTTTGACAGTAGAACCGGGGTACTTAGATGCACGATGTAAAACATCATTCCATCCAGGATGTGACTTTTTAAGTTTATCGTAAACTTCTCCTATTTCACCGCAGCCAGGTGCAGTGCTAGGATCACTCCAATCTCTTTGCCATTGAGGATTATCCTCTAGCCACTGAGTCCATTCATGTACACTAAGTTTGACATCCTTTTGTTCACCAGTTTCTTTATTAATAACAGGATATGTGGCCAATTAAACCTCCATAGTTTGTACAATATTTATTATAAGACAACTCACATTATTGGTAAATGGCTTTATCTATGAATTCTTTTTTATGTCTAACTTCTTTCATCATAAGAGTATCGTTTTTCTTACCGAATGTAAAGAACTCTTCTAATGAAAACTTATGATGTTCATTTTTCCACCAATCATAATATATGTCCCTACATTCTCTAAACCAAGGCCTTGGAGTTCCATAAAGAATATCATAATCACTACCCATGTCTGGGTTGTTAGTGATTAAAGGTAATGAATAGGTTCTACCCCCCTCAAGTATAAAACCATCTACTGTGCCATAAATTCTATTAATGCCTTTATTATTGGCTCTAAGATTTAACTTAAAATAACCATCGTGATAATGCAGTTTAACTAATTTTTCAGCATAGTGTCGATTGATTAAACATGGGCCAAATCCGTGCAAAGGTTGAACCGGATGAAGAAAGAAATAAAGCATTTCTGAATTTTCATATCCCAATTGAATACAATCCCAATTTTGCGGAATATTATTCATTAAATATTCCCAGTCAAAATTCCAATACTCAATCAGAGATAAATCATAATCATCTTCCATCAAAATTAAATATTCTTCATCAGTTGTATCCAACCAATTTTTAATCATCTCTACGTGGGTAACT